AGTCTGCCCCACGCCGATCTGTTGTTCCTGCGCCGTAAAGCTGACAACGCCCGCCTGCCCCAACCGCTCCCCCGACACCTGCCCGAATACCGTGGACGTGTCGTCTTCTACTTCGAGCTGTGTTAGCTCGTTGTCAGGAGCCTTAGCATCAAGCTGGGTTTGGATATTTGAGGTCACACCATCGGTATAGTTCAATTCAGTCACAGTAGCTGTGATACCGTCAAGGGTATTCAACTCTGCGGCAGTGGCAGTGAGACCAAGGTTAACCAGAGCACCAGCAGCAGTACTGGAACCAGTACCACCATCAGCTACAGCTAGGTCAGTAATACCTGTGATAGAACCACCAGTGATACTGACAGTACCAGAGTTCTGAGTAGACAGAGTACCAAGACCAAGGGTAGTCCTAGCAGTAGCTGCATCAGCATCATCAACCAGAGTAGCACCGTAGGTACTGATGGTTGTGCTTGCAGGTACAACAAGTGTCTTGATACCCGATAGAGAAGTAACCTCCGAGTCCATCAAGGCACCAGCAGCAGTTACGTTAGTCGTATCGGTGACATCAGCAAGAGCCTCGATGCCATCTAGTTTAGTTTCATCCGCTGTGGTGAAGCTTGCAGTAGTACCGTCGAGCACAGCAGACCATGCCTGCACATCAGAACCAATAGCAACACCAAGTGAAGCACGTGCTGCACTCGCTGAGGTAGACCCTGTGCCGCCTTCAGTGACTGGTAGGGCGGTAGTGAGTACCAAGTTATCTAGGTAACCTGTAGACCACCGTACACCCGTTGTACCAAGAGTGTACGTTGAGTCAGTCTTAGGGGAGAAGTCACCAGCACCGGAGACATAATCCTGAGCAGGACCAGTGACAGTGATAGCACCACCCTCAGCAGCAGTACCATCATGTGTATGACCAGTAGCTGCTACAAAGGCAGACTCAATGGCATCGAACTCACCGTCAAAGTCAGCAGCGTTGACAACGTTACCGTCAGCGATGTTGTTTGAGGTATCGTTCCTTACGTATCCTGTCATTTATTTTCTATCCTCCGTGGAGTATTCTAAGATAATTGTATCGAGAACAAAAGGTGCACCACCTTCAAACTCATATTGAAAACTTACTGTGAAGAATGAACCAACTGTTTGGTTTGTAACCCTTGTCTCAGGTAGGCCACCAAACTCAGATACACCGTAGATAGCTTCACCAAAGATAGCAAAGGAGTTACCACCTACTATAGGAAGGAACGTAGGTTGTACCTTAGTGGGTGAGTTGAAATCATACTTCAGGGTTAGAACCCCGTTATAGATACCCTCAGGGTCTAGGTAAGTTGTAGCTTTATAAGCAGTCTTACGGAATGATGGATCATTAACAGACATAAACGGAGTGTAGAACAATGCTTGGATATCTACACCATCGAAATTAATACCTGATTCCATCCTATAGAGATACTCATCATCGTTACTAAACAAGACTATTTCTTCATCCCTGGTGTAGGTAGAGGAAGAACGGTAAGCTTTGATACCTTTAGTCAATGACCAGTTAATACTCTGAGCATTCTGGTCCAAGAACTGAGAACCAATGTAACCCTCAGAGTCTACCTTGATAAGACCAGTACGATACTTAAAGATACGGTATTGGTTCTTTTCTCTAACAACACAAGAAGTGTAATCACTCAAAGGATCAATAAAGGAGGTGAAGTTAGTCTGTACCTGACGTGAAGCAAGGGACAAGTTAAAGTCACCGATACGTTCAGTAGCACCAAGGAACCTCACACCGTCAGGACCAAGGAACATGATGTCACCACCAACCTCTTGGACAGTATCCCCAGAGATACACCCAAAGTTATTAGCAATGGATGTAAGGGTGAAGTCAGACACACTGGAACCCTGAAGCCTACGAATAGCTGTCTCAGAGAAATTAATCAACTGGTCACGGAAGGTAATCAACCCCGTGCAGTTGTTAGGGAGTCTGTAGCTACCTGCACCATCAGCAGGGGTAAAGTTCTCTTCTTCAAAAGGAGCACTAAAAGCTACTAGGTCATCTTTAGCAAAGAACAAATGGTCTTTAAACTCTTCTACGTATTGAGCACCGTCAGTGTCACTACCGTTCTTGATTCTACGATAACCAGCATCCGAAATAATAGCAGGTTCATTAGAGCCATCTACCATAACAACCTTAAAGTTACCATCAAAGTTAAACTCAGTGAACCTTGCTTTAGTTCCACCTTGGTGAGTACTAGCTCTAAAGGTAATCACAGCATTGTCAGCAGGAGTAGAAGCTAGGGCTGGATAAATAGTCAGGGTAGCGTTACCACCTGCAGAGCCTACTAGAGTAAGGACTGTGTAGACCTTCTCAACTCCAGCAATAACAAGTGTATCCCCAGCTTCAGGTAAGTACGTATCGGAAGCAAAGCCATCCATAACTAAAGTTGTACCTGTCTGAGAACCCCCTTTAACAAGAGTAGTACCGTAGTCCTCCACGTTAACTAGAGTCCAACCTGAACCTTCACTAGACCAGATAGCACCACCACGGAGTACATACGCCTTGTTAAGGCCAGCGGAATAGAAAACACCCTCGATACGAGAAGCCCCAGAGAGAAAGGTCACATCAGCTTTATCCGCAGGGGAAGCAGCAAGGGTAGGTGTAATGGTAAGACTGGCTTCTTTGTTTGTAGCGTTGTAAGACACACCAGTAACAGTGTAGGTACCAGGAACCCCTGCGATAGTAATAGTAAAACTATCGTCAACAGAGGGGGCTTCATGGATGTTAGCTACAACAAGTGTTGTCCCTGTTTGTCCTGAGCCCTGTACAAGGACAAGACCGTAAGGAGGAACAATAGTTGAGTCATACTTAGTGAACCCATTAATACGCCGATAGCCACCCTTTACGGATGGCTCAAAGTTCTGTAGGATTCTAGCTGAACCTGGTTGCTTGGCTCCTTGTTGAAGCCGAGACATATTAGAGACCAGACCACCAGAGAGCTCTACAGGGAATGTTTCCCAGCGTGTAGGCATTAACTTGTTCTCAGTGTTGTTGCACCATAAGGAGACCTATCGGGAAGCCGAGTGTCTCTAACGTACTCATAGTCGTTATTGATATAAATGATACGCATCTTCTTGATACCATCAAGGAACTTAGCTTGGATTCTATCCGCTGCCTCAACATCCCCTCTGAAATGATACACGTAATACATCGCCCCGTCAACTATAATATGACGAAAGGCTACAGGAGAAGAAGGAATATCTGTAGCTGAAGCTAGGTCAGTGGGTAGAGAGTAGTACTCATAGGACAAAGTGTACGCTTGGTCAGGTACAGGGTAGACACCATACTTCTGGTTAGGAGCCCTGAAGACATACTTAGGGACATCTCTAATAGACTCGTTAGTGGTGTCGTACTCAGCGTCAATAAAGTTCTGGAGGTATTCATCGTAGTCGATAATCTTCAAAGACACAGTGGTATTACCGAAGGTATCATTACGCTGAATACGAAATGAATCGTAGTCTACAGACTTAGTGTCTGCTTGATAAGAGTACCGACTGGTACCAGCAACAAGAGTCTCATTGTAGTCTGTATGATTGAAAGGCCACTGGAAAGCCTGTTGGTTCAGATCACGGATAGAAGAGTTAATAGCTTCTTTAGCCGTAGAGTAGAACCCCACAGCAGACGAGAAGTTTAATGCAGTCAAAGGAGTTTCATTAACTCTTCCACACACATCGTTTACTAGTCCAAGGTAATCAAACGCCATGTAATCTCTCTATCAATAAGAAAAAGGGACTACCCCTGTAGTTAGCCAGAGGTAGTCCCTAAAGGTAGTTAGGCCAGAGTGTCGCGGTCTACTTCATCTGCAGACTTTACTCCACCAAGACCATCAACGTCCATCAGGTACGCAAAGACACGGAGCTTACCAGAGGTATCTGGAGTAGTCCCGAGCAGCAGTGCATCAATGGTACCACCAGCAGCTACAATAATAGGTGTAGCGGTGTTAGCCAGAGCAGCATAAGCTCCTGCAGCAGCACCAGTGATTGCAAAACCATCAACGAAGGCATCTACGTCACCACCAGTAATACCCAGGTCAACAGACCCAGTGGTACCACCAGCAGGTGCAGTAATGACTTCGATACCAGCAAACATTACAGCGGTGTTAGCACCGACAGTAATTGCTTCGATGACATCGTTAGCAGCGAGAGCACTGCCCTTAGCGGTAGCAGCAGCAGCGAGATCAATCTCGACTTCCACCAGGTAGGGCTTCCGAGATGGACTCCCTTTACCGCCTTCAGGACGTGCTAGAGTTGTAATAGTAGCCATTGTCTAGTCTCCTTATGCGAGGTTATATTTAGCAGTAACGATTGCTTCAGGGCGAAGAATCTTACGACCGTAGAGGTGCATACCACGCACAACGTCAGCGAACGAATCCTGGTCACGGTAAGTTTCAGTCTTGTTGATCTGTTCAGCAGTAGCGATAGCCGAGTCATGACCAGCAACAATCACACCGAAGTCTGTATTCTGGTTGGCTGTACCAGTAGTACCAGCACCACCACCAACAGCGGGGAGGTTGTTAGAAGAATAGACACGGAAACCATTCCAGTTGTTCAGAACCAGACCGTTACGCAGAGCACCAGAATCACCGAAGTCTGCGTTAAGGAACCGAGAGTCTTCATCCATCAAGATTTCCATCATGATAGGATCAATGACAATCCAACGACCAGCTTTGTCAACGTTCTGTTGATCCAGCAAACGACCCATACGGTTAATCAACATAACCGGGGAGACATAAGCAGTAGGCAGAGCGGTTGCACCAGGGAGACGAGCAGCTACAGGGATCGAGTGATCACCAGCAGAAACAGTCGTGATGTTACCAAACTTACCTTTGTTCAACTTCATGCTTGTAAGCAGTTCGTCAGAACCAGCAGTGGATACTGCCTTGGTGCCGTTAACAGTCGTGTTTACAGTGTCACCAACAGAGTGCTTAACTGACTGTTTATAACCCGAGAGGTATGCCAGAACTTCTTGGTCGTGGTTATCAGCCAAGACATAAGCCGCACGGTTAGTAGCCAGGTCCATAAAGTTAACGTGCGAGTGAGCAGTCTCAATGTCGTCAGTCTTGAAAGCAAAGTAGTTCGCTTTGTCGATGACCAGAGAGAAGTCCTCGTCGTCCAGGTCTTGAGCAGTGATCTGAGTGCCACGCTTGTAGTCACTTACAGAGATTTCAGGCTCTTTGATAATACGAACAGTATCACCTTGAGCGGAGATTTCACCGAAGTAATCGCTGTTAGTAATGTCACCAACAACTGTAGCTTTGCGGAATGCAAGCTGTACTTTTTTAGAATAGATTACAGAGCTGAAGTTACCATTGGGTAGGTTACCATGTCCTGCTACACTTGGAAAAGCCATATCATTATCCTCCTCGATATTATTTAGGCTTATGATAGCTAGATGTTTTTCTAAGAGGCTGAATGTTTCAGGGGTGTCAATACTCCCGCTAAGGATTCTTGAGGCCCGTACTTTATCAGGTAGGTCTTATACTAACGATTAAGCTTTTTAGAATTGTGAATAGGGTTAACTAGGGAGGTATCCTTTCGGGGCTCCCTAGTTTGTACCCGTAGTTATATCGGTAGACTTTGTATTGTCAACTACCTTTTGGTAATATCGTAGACAAAAGTACCTTTTGCCTGTGCCTCCATGATCTTATCGTAGTTCTTCTCAAACTCTTTGTCGCTCATCTTAACTACATCGGACTCTTTGATACGAGTAGAACTGCCATCTGGATCAAGTTTAGGTGAAGATTGTTTAGCTGATACATCTGCAGCAGCATCTTTAGCTTTAGCTTTTTTAGCAACTGGAGTCATCCCTTTGTCTACTTTGTAAAGATCAATAACACGGATAACAGCCCGAGCATCATCTTGGTTGTCATACAGAGCGTCAGTAATCCACTTAGGTTGCTCCTCAGCCCAGTCGTGGAAACCATCAGAGTTCTTCAGAGTATCAAAGTCTGGGTGTACCTCACGGATAGATGTCTCTGCTTTACTACGTTTAGTCTCGTAGGTGAGTTCATCCAACTCTTTAAACCGGTTGCTTGTCTTTTCGAACATCTCCTGGGCTTTACGAGCAGCAATAGACTCAACGATACCAGCTACATCAGGATACTTCTTAGCCCAAGCTTCTAGGTCTTCATTAGACTTAGGTGGAGCGAAACCACCTTTAGCTTCCTTAGCCTGCTCAAGCTTTTCTTCCCATTCCTTTTCCTTTTGAGCTACAAACCTTCGAAGGTCACCGTAGCGTTTCTTAAAGGTTTGTTCTTCTTTAGAACTGGGTGTCTCCTCAGAACTGTCTTCTTCGGGAGTTTGAGCCTCATCTTCCTCTTGCTCCTCTGGTTCCTTACCCATGAGTTCTTCTAGTTCTTTTTCATCTTGCTCAATACGATCACGGTTTCTACGCTTGGTGTAGTTAGGGTTAATCATTACAGACTTAGGTTGTTCGATAATTTCAGTAGTCATTTAGTTCTCCTTGGGGCCGCTTATAGCGGGTAGCCTGTTATTTAGTTACGTTGTTACTTACGGCGTGTAACTAGTCCACCGGATTTAAAACCACCACCACGACTAATCTTTTGCTCAATAGTCTCGGCTTCAGGTTGGGGTGCGGTTGGTCTTGCTGTTGGTCTTGCGGAAGTAGTTGGAGCAGTAGAGCCTGTAGCTACAGACCGACTATAAGCTCCTTCACTGTCAGCATCAGATTGGTATTCAACACCACCTGAAGTGCTTCGTGTCGTTAGGTCATCCCTATCGTTTGAAGACGAGCGAGTTGTTGTAGTAGGGGTAAGTGCCTGTTGGGTTTGACTACCAGAGCGTTCCCTGAAGTTATCATAAATCTTGTCGCCATCCATCCATTCTTCTCGAACAATCCCTGACAAACCAAAGTTACCTTTAGCTTCCTCTGCAGCTTTACGGAGTTTGTCACCAAGGGTTGTATTCCCTTCATCATCAGCAGCCATAGCAGCAGCATTAACCTCAGCAATACGCCGGGCATCCATAGCTTTAAGAGAACCAGCGCCAAGCAAACCGACTATAGGGGAGACCGCCATACCAGCCCTTACCAAACCTTTGTTCCCTGCACCAGCTTTAAGTCTATCTTCAGCCCAGGACATAACATCCTCAGGGTTCTGGAAGTCTAGTTTACTAAGGGGGTTACCTAGACTAGACAACAAAGAGTCACCAGACCCTTGACCATCTACACGAGGACTAGATGAAAGTCTAGTTCTTGAGTCACCGCCATCACCACGAGGTGAACTTTGTGTTGGTTGTTGAGTTCCCGCTAATACGAAACCCTGAGGAACACTCTGGGTTGGCATACCGTTTACAAACAAAACCATAGTGGATTGTCCATTAGGACCTACATACTCCTTGTACTCATAGCCTCCGTTACCTTGGGGAATACTTGGTACTCCACCAGAGCCTACAACTGACCAATCAGCCGGATTAAATGAACCCTGGGGATCAACCAGACCACCCTCAGCCATCATAATACCTTTCTTCTTAAAGACATTCTGTAGGTCAGGGTTAGTCTTTACCGTATTAAGAACTCTGTCAATGATACCTTCAATATTACCAGAGTCAACAATACCTCCTTCAGCCATCTGTGAGATAGCCTGCATATCTTCTTGACTCAACTGTGGTTGTTCTTGAGATTGGTTCTGTCCTACAGGTTGACCACCGACACGACCATCAGCAGCCATACCACTAAGACCTTCCTTAGCTTTCTCACGCAGACCTTCAAAGAAGTTAACACCAAAGTATCGTACTACATCAGCAGGTATAACGTACTCACCCTCAGACAACATAGCAGGGACATCATCCCGTACTTCCTCTGGGAGGCTTCCTGTTGGTACTTCGTTACCACTAATAGGATCAGTACGAACAGCCATACCACCCTGGTTAAACTGTTTCATTTGACTTTTCATGGTGTCTCCCTTGATTTCTGTTAGAGCTTCTGCTCCTGAAATATCTATGTTGTTTTCCTCCTCGAACTTACGCTCGAACTCTGCAGTAGACATCTTGTGTTTACCCACGAAGTCCATCTCAGACATCATACCAGAAGAAGCTTTGAAGTAGTCACTCATTGTACTGCTATCGGTTACAAGCCCACCCTTAGCGAACCCCCCAGGAATACCCCACTGGTCTATCCTAGGTACATCTTCAGTAGACTCAGGACTTTCCCTAAATCTTTGTTGCTCATCAAAGTCAATACGTGTCTGTGCGTTTCTAGCCTCCGCTTCACCGCCTTTTCTGCGGTAAGCCTCATACGCAGAATCAAAAAAGGATTCAGGTCTTTCAGGAGTCCCTAGAGCGTTAGCTAAAGCGGTCTCTAATTCTCTCTTAGCGGATTTAAATTGGTCAAGAGGTAGATTATATAGCTGGTGACCAACACCGTATTTATCATAAACAGCTCTGTAGGAATCCACTATCTCCTGAAAACTACCCAGGTCTAACGATGGGTCTGTCTCAGTAGCAAGAGTTCTAATAAAGCTGTCTAACTCACCTTGTGTTTCTCTCAACAAATCTGAAGAAGATGGTCTACCCTCGAAACTAGGTGACATTTGTCCTTGCGCTTTTTCGATAGATGAAATTAAAGAACTATAAGAACTTTTAATACGGGAGGGTACATTGTAATTTTGTCTTAAACTTCCTGGGTTTTCAATGACAGCTATAGGGTCAACGCCAAAAGACTCCAAAACATCCAAACCAACCTGGGTCGCATCACCTAGAATACCTATCACAGACTCCGGGTTTACAAGTTCATCCAGTTGTTTTTGATACTCATCAATTTTATTCTGATGCTCCCAATAGAGTTGAGCTGAAATAGGTCTTACTTCAGCAGCATCAGGACTAGTACCCCTAGAAAAACCCTCTATTTCCTGAATAAAGTGTTGAAGCTCATGGGTAAGAGTACTCCTAAGCGCTTGCGGGTCAGAAGCAATCTTTGGGTTAATCCCAATAAAATTAGCTCCTGGTTGAAAATAACCTCTGGTGTTTGTACCAGCTAGGGACTCATCAACCCCAATACGTATGGAAGTAATTTGAGGATACTGGTAAAATAACTCGTCATGAATAAATACATCAGCAATCTCAGGGAGGTTTTCTACTTTAACTCCACTACCATTAAAGGACTTTAAGTTACCTGGGATGGCTACAGACCCAGAGTCATCAATTTCAAAACGATCTAGTGCGTCCTTACCAACAGAAAGCGGTAGAGGATTCCCAGACTGGTCATAACCAAAACCTCTAGCTCTACGCCCACCGAAGATGTTAACCATCTCTTCGTCAACACGCCCAGCATCACGACCAGCACGAGCTACACCAGAACCACCAACTAGACTGGCTGTACCAAAAGATTCAATAGCCATGTCTGATTCAGGCATTAGACCTTGAGCGGCTCTAGCAGGGGCTGTGACGGCTTGCTCCACACCTTGGGCTACCCCTGCAGCCCCTAGCTTAGGCTCGAACCTAAGGCCCCTTAGAGCGTCCCAGCCAAGAGCTCCCTCAGGCTTAGAGAAAAACCCACCGAGGACAGACCTACGGCCTTCCTCTGGTTCTGTTTCCATACTTCCTGTTAGACTATTAACCCGAGCATACTCTCGTTTCAAAAAGTCTTCTTGCTCCTGGTCCATAGTTCCTATACTCCTACCCTCACGGATATAGTTTAGGAAGTCTTCCCTAGGTCTTTCAAAGAGTGGTGTAATTTCTTCAGCCATGTTGAGTCCCGTAATTAACTTTATCTCTGAGTGTCTTCAGCTTGCGAAGAGAATCAATAGCTCCTTGTGTTCGATACACGTCTTCAATAGACGTAGACTGTTCAAGAGTTTTTTGTAGAACAGTGATACGCCCATCAAGCTCCTCAAGAAAATCATCATAGAGATGTTTGTCATTCACAAATGGTCTTAAATTCATACTGGCGGTCCTTCCCCGGTGTTGGCACTAAACCCCTGTTCTCCTGGTACTGGAGCAGTACCTGTACCAATGTTACCTCCACCGGAACCTTGAGTATCACCCACCTGAGCACCAGCAGGAACCTGTTGAGGCACTGCCTCTGGGTTGTTCATCTGGAATGTCTTTAGAATCTCAGCTTGGATAGCAGCTTTTTGCATAGAGTTAGTTACCTTGTCAGGATCAAGGTCAAGGCTCTTAGCAATCTCACGAATGATGTAATCAAGTTTAGCGAATGGTGCAAGCACAGGGTTCTGTACAAGACCAAGCAACTGCATCAACCGTTGACTACGTACTTCATTAGCCATCAGAGATTCAGTACCAGCAGCCTTAACCTCAAGGTCACCTTTAATCTCTGGGTCAAAGTCAAACTGCATATTGAAAGCAAAGAGAGACTTACCTAGGGGACCAAGAAGGTAGTCATCAAAGTTTTGAACAACGGTACGAATAGAACCAGAAGCAGCAGACATCAACATAGAGATACCTGAGGCTGTACGACCAACACCAGACACACCAGTTTGTCCGTGAGCAAACGAGGGGAACCCTGTAGACTCATCAGATAGCTGACGTGCTTTGTCAAACATTTGCATGTTCTCGTTAGATACGTTTGGAAACTTAGTGCCGAAGATAGCCTGACCAGGAGCACCACCTTGGCGTGTGAATACTTTACCAGGGAAAATCGTAAGGTCTTGTCCTGGGGTAAGGTTGTTCTCATCTACTTCAAACACAAGGTTACCTGAGAGTGCTGCGTTGTCTACAGCCATACGCATGAAACCATTCATCAGTGTCTGAGTGTCATCCATGTTCTCAGCAAGACCAACACCAAACATACTATAAGGGTTCATCTCGTAAGGAACAGCATAGTAAGGAATAACAGAAGGTGTGAAGGGATTGACAACCAAACGAAGAATACGACCATGACAGACCCAGATGTTTACACTGATGTCCTCACTGTCTACTACCTCGTCTGGAATCTCTACATCGTGGTCTTCAAGTAGTTCACGGTCTACATTACCCCAGAACTCCAACACCTCATAACGCTCAGTGCGAGTACCTTGGGCATCATCCTCCATAGCCTGCTCCCAGTCTTCCTTGATGTAGTCTTCACCCCACTCAAGGGCAAGGTCTACCTCAGTATCGCGGAAGTAAGGACGTTTCTTTAGGGCACGAAGCTGAGGACGAGACATCTTGTGACGCTCTACAACCCACTCTGCTTCCTCCATATTACTAGCATCAGGGTCTGGGTAAAAGTTCCAGATAGATACATGAGATACTTTAGGTACAGTCTTGATCAAGGGGTTATAGGTCCCATCATCATCCCACTGAGGATACTCTTTGTTAGCTGTAAAAGGACCTTTCATAACCCCTGTACCAAAGAGAGCACACTCAAAGGCTGATGCTCTGAGGTGCTTCTTAGCGCGAGACTCTTCTAGTTGGTCATGGATTTTCTTTTCCATCTTCTTAGCCGCAATCTCAGCAGGATGAAAAGTAACCTGAGTAGGACCAACACCAGGACCAGCTTGAAGTTTAGCTTTGACTGGTTCTAGTTCTTTCTGTAGACCGCCGAGACGACGAACAAAGTCATCAGTAGTTTCCCCTGGCTGAAGCTCCGGGAACTCTTCCATAGCTTTTGTAAGCTGGTCATTAGTCTCGAAGTGCACTGTATCCTCAACACCATCAGGAAGACGAGTAGGGTTGATGGTCAGCGGGAACTTAGCACTACCAAGAAGCACATCAGTGATCTGACCATAAGCTGCGTTCACCTTGGTCTTAGTTACTTTGACAAAGATTTTAGATTTCTCTGTATCCGTAAAAGCAACTTCAGGACCATAGATACCTCGGTAGTTACGGTAAGCCCGTAGCCACCGTGCCTCCTCTGTCTCACGAGCAGTAGCAGCTTTGGAGTAACGCTCCATGACATACGAAGCAATAGTCCCTGCTTGAGGATCAGACTGTCCTTCCCCTGAGCTATCCTCAAGGGCAGACATTTCTACTTGATCCATATTCGTGATTAGGTCTTCAGCCATTTGTATTCCTTAATGATCTAGTAACCAAACTGAGAATCAGATGGTGTAAAATTGTTTTTGTATGAGTTGGGGTCTCTGTCAAAGAGATTGCTTCTAGGTCTAGACATAACACCGTAACGAAGAGTATCGTAAAGGTGGTCTTCAGAGTTAGTGTCTACATCCTCAGAGTTTCTTTTATCAAGAGGAATAACAGGTAGTTGTTCAATAGTGTTCTTGCAGTTGTTAAAGAAGACTACCCTTGGTTGCCCAGTATCAGGATCAACTTGAAGTCTACGGTGAATCTCGTTCTTACCAGATACCCTAGAGCCTGCACTTCTATCCGCTGGTCTCCAACGGCAACCTTTGGCAATCATTCTCTCAGCGATACTAGGACCTGTATCCCCGCGCTTATGCCACAAGGAGGAGTCAAGTACACCGTACCTAATCTTCTCCCCGTACTCTGCTTCAAGAACCATCTCAGCAAGGTCTTCAGCCAAGACTTTAGAAACATAAAGCTCTCGGTAGACTACGAGCTTTTCATCGTAAGGGTCCACAGCAAACCAAAGAATACCTGTATGGGAACTATACCCGTAGTCTGCCGCTCTAAACTTCATCCAGTTATCTGGAATATCATAAGGTTCTATTACGTGAATCTTACGGTTAAACTCAGGGAAGGCTGCACCCTCTTGAATATCCCAGTCACCATCAAGTAGCTGCCTACGTAGGTGTTCAGGCATGGACAAGAGGTTAGCTTCGTAGAGACCATCTTCAGCTAGGTAAGGGTTATCAAATAGAGTAGCAGGAATAAACTTACGCTTAAGCATCGGTTTACCTACTAGATCGTTTTCCTTAGCAAAGTTAGAGTTGCTAGGCCACACCAGAGTTTCACCTGTCTCAGGATCAACAGCCCAGAAAGACTCCCCAGGTGTAGCGGGGTCAACAAAAGCCTTCTTAACCCAAGCGTGTCCTGGGCCCCCAGGGTTACTCGTAGCTCTTTGGTAAAGGTTTAGGCCAGAGTCTTTAGAAGCACGTAGACGAGTACGCATATAGTTCCAGGCGTAGGGTGTAGGCCACTGGGTAAGTTCATCGAAACCAATCCAAGAGAAAGCCTGACCTTGGTAACGTGTTACGTCATCATCTCTATCTAGGTAGGACATCCAGAGAGTGGCACCGCTAGGAGCTACCCAAGTTTTGTCTCGCTCAAGAAACTTAATACCTGGTATTGCTTTAGGGTACAGTTCTTTAGAGACAGAAACAAGTTCTCTAAGTTCTTCAGTAGACCTACGAACCAGAAGCATGTTAGCCTTAGGACTATTAAAGTAACGAACAGGGTCAGCAACCATAGCGTAGCTCTTACCGCCACCCGCAGCACCACCATAGAGACACTCTTGTTCAGTAGAAGCCAGGAAGTCTGTCTGAGGCCCAGGGATAGCTTCGAAGATAACTCGTCTAGCTCTATCTATATCAACATCAGGAGCTTTAACTGTCGCTGGTATTGTCTTCTTCTCCTCTGGTTCTTCTACCAAGGGAGATTTCTTCGATGTGTTTTGCTTTCTCTGCAGCTTCTTTGTATCGCTTGGCAAGGTAGCGGTAGTTTGCAAACTCTGTCTTACGTTTTTGTTCACTGTTAACCCTAGTCCTTAATCCAGCGTGGGAGATAGACCTACCACTTTGTTCACTTAACCAGTTAGCCACATCTCGGTAACTGTATTGTTTTAGAAAGACCTTAGCTTTCTCCAGGAGTTCTAGTTCTTCTGGGATCGGTCTAAGGATATCCTTGTCTTCAGGGTCCTCATAGTAACCAAATGGTACTACACGTCCTACTCTAACTACAGGTAACCATTCATAACCCTCGGATGTTTCTCTGGGTTTTGGTAGTTTAAACTCTGTGGTTATCTTAGTCATTTAACGAGTCCTTGTCAACCCTTATTCTTTAGACTTCTCAGGCAGAATAAAAATAGGGGAATCAGTTTTAACTTCAATCTTTTCACCAGCTTTATGTCCAGCGCGATCAAGAAGGTCTTTAGCTGCTGCCATCTTTTCTTTATTCCCCAAGTCTGTTGGGTTGTCCATCACATTGACCATAGCCCAGGCAGCTTTAACCCCAGAGGAAACCAAGAACTTCTTGGTCTTCTCTAGGATTTCTTCTTGGAGTGCCTCTGTAATAGAACTAGTAGCCACATTGTCACTGTAGCCTGCTAGGCGTTTAGCTTCAACATAATTACCCGCAGCTTCCTCAAAGAGTACATCAAGGAACTTCTGTTGTTTGTCTGTTAGATTCCGCATAAAGTTTCCTTTAAATAATACTACCGAGAGGCAGGTCTGCGTTGTCGTGATACTACGCGACTGGCGGGGTGATGATAACCGTCAATTCGGCTGTGTAGTTCTGCGCCAGCCGTTTGCCATCGTAAACGCTAACAGCCGCATCACCGTAATTCGTGGCAGTCAAAGCCAATTCAGCGGCAATTAGTTTTTGCGTAATTTTGTTGACTGTGTGCCGAACCTCAGTCGCCTGTTCCGGTGTAAGTGGTGTCGTTGTCATTTTTTGCATCCTTATGTTATTGTAAATGTGTTACGGGTAGAATCATACGACAAGCCCCTAACGCCGTTAAGCGAACGACTGCCGATGATAAGTGTGTTCAATGCTATGGTCGATAGATTGAAAATTCGTAAGGGGTGGAGTTGCTGGGTGACCCCGCAGCGCCAGCGCGTGAATTTGCCCCAACGTGCAACAGGTCTTGTGCGGTGAAGCGAGGCCCGATGTATGTCTGACGCCCGACCTCAACACCGTTCAGGATAAGCGCATAATCAACGTCCGTGATTTCCATTTCAACAGTGAACTCTACACCGACACTGATTGGTGTACCGCTGTTGATCAGGCTTGATTGCTCGTAGAACGCGCGGACAAGTCCTGAGCCCAGAATTTGAACGCCGACACTGCTCTGGGTTAGCCCGACCGTCTGAGCCAAACCCCACAGGTAGTCGTTATCCAAGTCTTGCACCGTCCCGCGCCACTTGACGCGCGAAGTCCCAGTGTGGACCTGACCAATATACGCTGCGTCTGATAGCGCCAGATATTCGGGCACCAGATTATCAAAAGACACACCTAGCGTTTCTTGGTTCGGCCTGTTCGCAAGTGTCACTTGTTGCAGGCTATACGTGCCATCCGTAACGGAAGCCACAGGGTCATTTAGAGCCGCTGGTGTTGTTTCTGCTAGGTCGGTGAACGTCTTGTCACCAGCGTCCGAAAAGTCAAAAGAGACTGACAGAGCTGGGGTGCTGACTAAAGAGGTTCTATTGATGGAAAGACCTGAGATACCTCTGCTGAAGTTATCCCAGAGATAAATTGAGTCTGCCATTAATCAAACACCTACATAGAAGACTGAGCCAGGACCTTGTGGGAAAGAAACACTAACAGTCTTTCCTGTAGCAATGACAGCAACAGAATTTACAGGAACTGCAATACCGTCATTAAGTTCCAGGCTTCCTGTTGTTACAGTTGTGAGATACATAACAGAACCACCACGGTTTTGAAATGCAGTGTTTTCTGATGTGGTTGCTACTTCTGTCCAAGCAGAAGCTGGTACACTGGTGATTGCCATTACTTCTTGACCTTCTTCTTAGCAGGTGCTTTAGTAGCTTTAGGTTTACCTTTAACCATACCACCCTTCATGTACCCGTCTTTCTTCATCATGTCTTTCTTCATCTTACCTTTAGTGTCCATCATAGTATGTTCCTCTATTTTCTATACTTAGCTGTTTTCTTAGCGATCTTCTTAGGTTGAGCTACAAAACTGTTTGCCAGCTTCGTTTACTTTTGATTTAGGTTTCACCATTTCGCTTTATCCGCCCAGTAAGCCGCACTCATCTTACCCTTAGCGATATTCTTTCCGTGTCTAGCTTTGAAGGAAGCACGTTTCTTTTTCATCTTATCTGACTCACCAGCTTTAGGTTTACCAGCAGTACTGGCTCCTTGCTCCCCGAAGCGGATTGTCTTTACTTTGTCACCTTCTTTAGCAACAACGACATGAGACTTCTTAGGGTGTCCAGGAGTCCGCTTAGGTTTATTAAAACCAGATACTCCGGCTCTTTCTAGTCTAGGGTCTTTAACCATTAGTTCTTTCTCCTGAATAAGTTTCTGACCCATCTGGACATCTCTCCTGGGGAGGGAAGAATCCAACCAAGTACTAAGAGCAAGATAACCCAGGGGTCAGTATTACTGTTCTTTGTAGAAGACTGGTCAATGGTTTCTACTCTAGCGTTAGGGCGAATAGAAACACTTGGTGCTGCAGTCTTGATGTTTATACCTTGGTTGTTCTCTGCCCCTGCTTGTACGTTAGCAGCCACGTTAGGACCGCCACCAGTAAGAAGACTAAGAGGGTTTAGTCCACAACTTGTCAGAAGTATCAACGCGCTTAAGACCGTAGGCAACCGCAGCGTACGTAGTGAAAGGCCAGATGATAACTTCAACAAGGGGTACGTTCTCCTGATAGATCGTCCAACATAGTACAGCTAGGAGTATCCCTGCTGTTTCCCTGCTCCAGGTTTTCTTAACGGCGCTCAAGGGCATCTTTGATCTGCTTAATGTTTTCATCAATACGTCCAAGAAGTACTGACTGGGATTGTACTACAGCTTCACTCGTAGCAATCCTAACTTCGTTACGAGCAATAGCCGCTGTGTTGTTGTCTACATCATTTCTAAGAGTAGCTACGAACCAAAGTAGTGCTAGGGTCTGTGCTGCGATAGCGAAGATAAATGTGATTGGGATACTTTTGTTTAGGTGCCATGGTTCGGTACTCATTATTTTCCTCTAAGATTCTTTTTAATTTGTTCCCGTAGAATGTCTCCTACTTCTACCGGGTCTCCTGGTTTTTCCATACCTGGGAGTACAGTAATATCCCATTTGAATCTCTGTCTTACACCGAGGGTTGGTTGCACCTCAGCATGTGTGAGAATAGTCTCTCGGGTGACTGGCACCCCGTACTGTACGCTCAGAGCCGCTGTAAGCTTGCACAGGGCATCAACTTGAACTTTGGTGATAGGGTACCTACCCCAGGAGAATGGACGCTCTGTGGCCCCTGCCATTGCGTCTAGTGTTATACCGATAGAATAGCTATTGAGGTTCCATGTGTGAGCAGCATATTGACCAGGAGCTAGGGGCGGGATGTTAGCTTCAACAGGGTCCTTCCCTGGAGTAACCGTACCGTCTCTTGAGACAATAAAATGATAGGCATCAGACTCTATGTCATTTACCCCGTCTGCCCCGGCTGTCCAATGTAAGACAATTCTCTCCATTGGCCCTTTAATCAATTTACCACCACTCATTAGAACCCCAGTTCTTCTCTAATTCTTTTTGGTTCAAAGCAATCACTAGCCTCTAGGTGTCCTTCCACTAACATAGCTCGCTCTACGTGATCAAGAGTATACTGAACTCCTGTGTTGGCGTAGATCGCTGCTCTTACGTAGAAGACATCAGACCTAGGGATATGAATCCTATCAGGGCTCTCTTTATCTAAAAGGTTTTTATAAAATTCTTCGATTACATTGTCATTTTTGTAGTACATGTTTCTAACCTAGTTATATATTCTTGGTCAAGGTTGTCAACCTCTTAAATGAGACATCACAAAGGAGCCCTATACTTAGAGTATCGTACTAAGAGTATTATAAGTAATAAGAGAATAAGAACCTAGAGGAATACTAAGAGTATATTAAAGTATAGAAGAGTAAAATACTAAGAGTGACTCTAGGTATATACTACCAGTATACTTATAGTATATAATTATACACTGGTAGCCCCGCTTGTCAAGGGGTTACTTTAAGTATTTCTACCAAACATAACCTTTTATACTTCTTTATACCTTATTTCTTGATTACAACTCCTAAAATGTACTTATATGGTCTTTGATATCAGATAACAACCCCTATAAACTAAAGGTATAGAGACATTTAGCCCCAATCCCCCAGTATAAACCAAAGGTATAGAGACTTTTACACCATAAATCGTTTAACCAGCAGGTTAAGCTTCTTGTAGGTACCCTTAGGGAGCCCTTCTTGTTTACAAATACCCCCCGCTGGCACTGTGTGTATATAAATAACGTAGGTACCCCCGGTGGCCCATACCCCCCGTACCTTCATAGCACCAACCAACTGCACTAAACGGTACAGTTTACGTGAACCCCAAGCTATAACTCCTTGTAATTGCTCAATGTTTCCCATTGGACCATGTAAACTAGGCGTAAACTGTGAACATTGTTCATGGGATACTTAGTGTGTCGGCTTAGTGTTTACCCTGATGCACACTAAGGGATACATATATGTCACACTATGCCACACCAATAGTGTCTCATATATATCACGTAACCTTTATGTCACACTGTGTTGTATCTTTACCACACCTCTTGAAACACTCCCCGTTAATCCTATCACGCGCACGTGCGTTCCACTACTTCTTGAGACCAGCCCAGTGTTACACTATAACACTCTACGGGATAAAACATAATAAAAACCTAGTGTTTTCAATCACTTGTCGCTTTTATTGTCTTTATTGTCATTTTCTTCTTGCAATGCCTAGGGCCGCTTGCTATCTCTCAGTCACGACAACGGGTTTCCTTGGTTCCCAAATACCATGACACAACGGAAAGCCCCCTAGTTTACAGGGATGTCGCTACCGACTACGCTACTAGGGCACCCCGCTTGGTCCTAGTTGTGACATACGCAAGCGGGCCGTGCAGTGATTAGAGTGCAGGGGCGATAAGCAACCTATTGGACGCTAACAGGGAATGAGTAGGCTCGACCTGTTAGAGGAATGATTTAGGCCGGATATCGTCGCGGAATAGCACAAAGAGTAATGTATAGGGCGGATAGTGGTGCTAGGTTCTGAATTGACAGAATACAGAGCGGGATTGATCCCGCCTAGCGTAATTGTCTCTAATGCGTATCAGTCAACCATAGGTTAGGTAATATCCTAACAGGGGCAACCCGTTGCTGGATACTTAGAGCGCCACTGTAGTTATAAACGCGGGCATGGATATGTCGGGGGTATATTGAAAGATATAGCACCTTTACCGCGTCGGGTTGAATAGAATTAACCTGCTAAAAAATCAAAGAAATATCTTAGAACACTTAGAACCTAAGACGGGCCAGCCCGTTCTTTGCCTTGAGCAATGGGGTTTTGAGTGTTCTTCTACTGTGCCTCCCTAGGGGTATAGTAGTTAGACACTCAACAGATGGGATATTTCAAAATGACTACCAAAACAAAATCAAAGGTTACGCACACCTATGACTTCAAGGACGTTGACACTGTGATTGGTGTCATTGTCTCGGATGGTCAAAAGTTGCAGCAGAAAATCCATAACCTTGGCGTATGTATCTTCAAACATTGGCATGACAATCCCGGTGATCAAGCGGTTCAAGGTGTTGTTGTCGAGAAAATCAACTCTCTTGTTCTTGCTTCTGGGTATCACAAGTCCGCTGTTGGTGCATGGGTCCAACTCATGTCACCGCTGAAGTTTTCTGAGGAAACAAAGGCTTTCTACGCCCATGTCGATGACAAGATGATGGGCAAGGCTTTCATGTCTTTGCGGGACAAGCCTTTCTGGGAATGCAAGAAGCCAGCAGAAGTAAAGTCGATCAATCTTCTTGATGACCTGCTGAAAGATATCGAGAAGGCCAAGAAGCGTCTGTCTGCCCCGAAGGATGGGGTTGAGGATGATATCGACGGGGAATTGCTGCGTGCGGTTGTCACTGCGGTGGAAGCTGCTAAGGCTCGCAAGGAAGCTACGGCCCACTAAGTTAGTTGATGACACCTTGTACCCCCTTAGGATCGCTCTGAGGGGGTATTCCTGTGCAATCAAGCACTTATACAGGAGAGATATCATGCCTGCAATCAAAATCATCGTGACCAAAGGTGCTGACCCTGAGTTGGTGGCAATGGTGCGCAAGTCGTATCACCGCGTGTCCGGGACCAAGGGTTTCTGTAACCCTGCTGTGTCGGTCGAGAAGTAAACTCAGAGAGAGAAGGATAGCTGATGGTAATCAACGGATACAAAATAAAACCCTATGCTAACCTTGAGGGTGCTAACCTTAAGGATGCTGACCTTAAGGGTGCTTACCTTGTGGGTGCTAACCTTGAGGATGCTGACCTTAAGGGTGCTAACCTTGAGGATGCTGACCTTAAGGGTGCTTACCTTAGGGATGCTGACCTTAGGGGTGCTGACCTTAAGGGTGCTAACCTTATGTATGCTAACCTTGTGGGTGCTAACCTTGGGGGTGCTTACCTTGAGGGTGCTGACCTTAAGGGTGCTTACCTTGAGGGTGTTAACCTTAAGGGTGCTAACCTTAGGGATGCTAACCTTAGGAATGCTGACCTTAGGGGTGCTGACCTTAGGGGTGCTGACCTTAGGGATGCTAACCTTATGGGTGCTAACCTTAGGTATGCTTACCTTGGGGGTGCCAACCTTAGGGATGCTGACCTTTGGGGTGCTAAGTTACCTCACTTTCAAATCTG